TTCAATCCTATGTAAGTTGTAGTATCTAATAACGTTGTAACACCTGCAACAACTTTATATCTTTTAACTTTACAGTAACACCATTGATTAACGCTTTCTTCAGCCACTACAACCGTTGTAGTTGGTGCTATAATTGTTATATTCTCACGTATATAATTAGCAATATTATACGTATTGGCTCTTTGTGTTGGACTTGGTGCGGATTTGCTTAACGTATAAGTGGGTGTTGCTGGTTCTGTTTCCCCTTTATGCCATATAAATAACTCAACCTTTGAACTCTCTTGCGATGCCTCATCGATTGTTATAAAATAAGGTGAACGTGCTAATATTATTTCCATTTATCTAATGCGTTTTTTATTGTTTTTTCTGTATCTAATCCATAAGCCTCCACAACGTCATCTGGTAATCGCTTAATACCATCTTCAAACGGCTTGGAAAAGAAACGACTTGGCTTAATTCCCTTTTGATATACGCTTCGGGTTATTAAAAAAGCTGTTTCATCGTAAGACATAAACTGTCCTTTAACTCCTTTACCTTCCTTTTGTTTGAACTGAATACCTTTAGCTTTAATCCATTCTAATATTCCTTCCTTCAGCCCTCCCTTCTTGCCTGAACCACTACCGAAACGAAACCCGCCTTGTTTAAAATCTGATAAGGAAGGAAACTTACCGTTTTTACCTTTAACCCCTGAATCCTGATAAACTCCGTAATCCTCCATCTCGAAGTAAATCCCTAAACTGCCCTTACCGACAAACGTATCTCCTTTGATTGACTGATATAGTTTACCTTTTACATTTTTATCCTTGCGGGTTAGGTTTGCCCTCGCTTGTGTTACTACATACTTGGTAAACTTCTTTAGTATCTTATCTAACTCATCGTTAACAATCATCGCAAACAGTTGTTGTATTATCAGGGTAATTCAAAACAATATCCAAAGTCATTCCATCCAATCCGTTGGTAAATGCTTTGTTAAATATTACAGGCTCTGTGCTACTCACGTAATCAATATCGAACTCATTACGGTTTAATCGTAAAGACTTACACAGGTTGTTAAGGATTGAATGGATAGCAGTCATATTATCAATACGGTTATCATTACCTAACAGCTTGTTAGTTATTACAGTCTTAACTTCATCCCTTTGCGCTAATGCCGTTATCTCAAAACCCAAAGTCTTATCGTCAAAGTTTGCAGATACTAAATTTATATTAACAAGTGAGTAAATATTCTTTTTATCGAAGTCAATACTATCTTCATTTTCCATTAACGTTATTGTCTTTACGTCGCTATCATTTTCTAATATCGATACTATTAACTCTATTGCTTTATAAACTGCGTTTCTCATTTCTTTATTTTCATTTGTCTTATTTCTTCATCGTTTTTATTTTTCAAATACTCTAAATGTGTTAAAAACTGAAAAATTGATAAGGCATATACTGCCGAGTGCTTGAAGTAATCTCCTCCAGCGACTGCGTCAATACTGATATACCACCCCCATTTTTCTCCAAAGTTATTAACTGCTCCGCTGTCATTTCCTGCTGTAAAAAGGTCGGGATATGTTTCAGTAATTCGATGCTTAAATTGTAAAAAAAAACCTTTGCTCCTAAAAAAGTTGATGCAGTGGCGTGTGCCATTTCTAAGTATCTTTTCTCTGTACCGTCATACTCTTCGATTTCGTAAAGGTTTTTGAACTTTGACTTGATAGGTCGATACATAACTGCCATAAACCTCAAAGGGTCTGTATTGAAATATGTATCCATATCGATATACTCGGCAGTAGTAAGATTGTCGAGGTTGGGGATGAAACCATATTTAGTTCCGTTAAGCTCAAACCTATCTATAAAAACAGGCTCACTTTCAAATAGCTTTTGAAGTGTTGAAACGATTTCGTTAAAGTCTTTTATAGGTATTAGAACCGTGTCTTTAAAAGGCACGTTGCAGAATATAGATACAAGTTGATGCTCTAATATTTCGAGTTGATTTTCTTCAACCGCCTTGCTCCATCGTATAAGTTGTTCGATGGTAATTTCGTTGTAATTTGTTGGTATGTTTACTTCCATACCTTATAAACGAAAAAAAACAAAAGTTTATTTATAAACGTAATATTTTCCTGCGTTGGGTTTGCCTACATAATTCCAAACGGCATATCCTAAAGCATCGAGTAAGTGGTTGTAATCGTCGATTGGAGTTTCGCTTTTCTTATCGTGCCAAACATAGTTGTTCAATTCTTTGATTAAGTTGGTACTATCGGCGTCAACTATCAATTCGTAATCTTGAATCAAAGCTATTCTGTCTATTATTTTCGGTTTGTCAATCCCTTTTATATTTAATCCACGTTGTTTTAATTCAGCTATCAATCTCGGCTCTGCACTATCGGCAATAATTAAATTTCGATTACCACAATAGCGATTGTTTTCAGTAAATATATTAGTAGTTGTAAGCCCAGATTTATAAAGCAATTCCTTTGCGTAAATCTTTTTATTCGATTTGTCAATAGACACCTGCACAAGTGTAGTAGGGTCTATGCTAAAGCCAAAATCTTGACCGTAGATAGTATTCCCACAATCTGTAAAGCTATCTATTCTCCAATTAGAGTAAACAACCCCCTCTGCCTTATTCAGCCATCCTCCTAATATTTGATGTTTGTATTTTTCAGGGTTGGTCTTTTCAATCCGCTTTACCTCATTGATGAAAGAGTTATCTAAATTATCGATGTTATCTAAATAGGTTGTATGAATGTAAGTCACGTCATTTTTTATTCCGTTGAATCCCTCTTGTACTCCCGCATTTTCAAAGAACCGTTTGTAAATCCAATGCTCTTTAGTAGCGGGATTAAGAATAAGTACTACTCTATTCTGTTTCCCTTTTTGTCTTATTGATAGATTGATTTTATCAAAAGTGGTTTCATCAGTTTGTTCTTCTGCCTCGTCTAAAATCCAAGTGGTAACTCCTTGCAAGGACTTAAGATTAGCCGTTTGGTCGCCAGAACTTGTTCTAATACCTCGAAAGATAATTGACGACTTCGATAAGACGTTTGTAATTTCAGACTTGTTTATCTCAAACTTATCGTTAAGTTCCATTAAGTCTATTTTCTCTTGAAATTCAGGAATGATTGATAAGTGAGCAGAAGTCATTGTCTGCCTTGTAAATAGTATTTTATGACCTTGCTCAAACGATAAGAGGTTGGCAAATGTACCAACCCCGAATGACTTACTTGAACCACGCCCCCCCGTTATAATAAAGTAGCGAGTGTCATTTTCAAATAACGGTTTATATTTGTTATTTAGATTTATCAAAAGAAATCACATCCTTTAAATTAAAGTCATTGATGTTTAGATTGGTATTATTATCAACCGTTTGTTTTGGCATGCCATAGCGATAACTTAACCATGTTTTTATTGCTTGTACATCGTTTTCTTTTACTTTGATGGCTAACTTCTCCCACGCTTCTTTAGGAACTAATACAGCATCCATTGACTCAATAAGTGTTATCTCATCTATCTTTGGTTTTCTTCCTGCGTTTTTATTACCTCCATTGTTCTTTCTTCCGTCCTCTGCCATAATCAAAAAAAATCATTAATGATTTACTCACATTCTATTTTATAATATGTTTCCCCTTCTATTCTAACATACTGCCCTCCTGTACTCGCTTGGGTTGTAGGTTCTGAATAATCTAATTCATAACCCCAAACAAATGCTCCGCCTTGATACCCTATCACTTTGTAAGTGTAATACGATTTTGTGCAAGTATCTCCTATTGGTTCGGTGGTTGAATCTGGCGTACAACTTGCAAATAGTAAAGAGATGAATAATAATTTAAGTGTTTTCATATAGTTTAATTAAGTCGTTAATAAATGCTCTTTGGTAATATATCCCACAGGATTTACAAGCTCCTGTTTTTACTTTAAATAATCTAAGCCATATTTGTTCAGCCTCTAACATATCTTTAACCTTATCAATAGGAATAGGCACATCATTATACCATTCCATAAATCGTGCCATAAACTCCTTATCGCTTTCGGTCATAGGATAAGGTGATTTAAAACTAAATAACCTGTTAAGCCTTTGCTGGTCTTTTTCACATCTCTCACACTTTTCAATACCGAGCGCATCAGTTATATTTGCTATTGCATCTCCAAGCATATTTTATTTTTTAATCGTTGTACGGTTGTATAAATAGTTCTATATGGAACCCCTGTATTTTTTGATAATGACAACATACTTTCCCCTTGATACTTTCTTACTATCTCGTTTTTATCGTTTGTTATCTCCCTACCATATAAAGATGAAATCAAAATCTTTTCAAAGTTGTTAAGGTCTTTGTATGTTACTATTTTTTTTATAACCTCATTGTCTATTATTTCGGGAAACTCATCCACTAATATAATTCTATTCTTTGTACTTGATTGTTTGACTGTGTCTAAAAATACCGACTTCATGGTGAAATAAATGTAGCACGTATTTATTTGTTCAAATGTTTTACCGCTTTCATATAGTTTTATATATGTGTCTTGCAATACGTCTTCAGACAACTGATTTGAGCGTGTAATATTTACCGCCATTTTTAAAAGTTGGTCGTGATTTTTTGCAAGTTCCTCCAGTATTTACTTTCTTTTTTTTCGTGTTTGCTTTGGTTTTTCAATTTGAACTTTTTCTGTAGGCTCGTCTTCTAGTTTTTTAGCTACATCTTTTAAAATTAAAACCAAAGCACGTTCATTTGAAACGTTTAGTATTTCTCCTGATTTAATGTTCCTTTTTAATTCTTTGTCTGTGTAATCTTTTATTGATATTACTTCCATATTTTTATAATTTTATAAACAAATATACAAAAAAATTATTATCTTTAGCTTTTAGTGATTATGTTTTAAGTTATTAATTTGATTGGTTTAAAAAGAAATACTCTGCTATTGATTTAGACAGGGTATTTTTTATTAAATAGAAATTAAATCGTATATTTACCTCATAGTCTGGTCGCTATAATAAAAAACATTAATTAATTCCCGCAAATGATAAGTCGACCAGCTTTGATTTTGCGGGTTTTTATATATAATAATATGGCTTATAATTCAACAAGAGTAAAAATAGTGCCTATAGTCGGAATTTATAGTATTACAAATCCTTTAGGAGAAATGTATATCGGTAGAAGTGAACACATACACAGGCGATGGAATCAGCATACGAAAGAAAGATTAGATGTAATTATAAAACTATTTAATTCTTTTGAATTATACGGAAGAGAAAACCACGTTTTTGCAGTTATTGAAGAGTGCAATATTAGTGAACTTGTAATTAAAGAGGCTTATTATCAAAACCTATACAACACTTTTGAAATAGGCTTAAATAGTAAGCCTAAATCAAAATATAAGTGACTATTTTTATTAAGACCTAATACAAATAGATGTATTTATTGAAAATAATTGCTTTTTATTTTGTGTATAAGAAATAGACTGTGTATATTTGCTATATCAAACTAAAACAACTGTTTGATACTCGACAAGAGGATAACTGCGGGTGTGATTACTCTGGAACTTTAGCGAATATACTGCGAAGTCAAACCGAAATCCAATAGCCTTTTAAATAGATTGGCGTTGACTGTCCGAAAGTGAGTGCTTTCGCTGATGAAGATTGAAAACAATCGAAACAGTAACCTATAAATAATTTTACAATGCCTAAAGAAAAAGAGAAAACAACGGTGCGTAAAAATATCGATGTTAAAATTGATACCGCAAAAAAGATAGCGAAGAAAGCTATTGACAAAGGAACTAATTTTAAGAACTTATCGGAGCAAGTTTTAGACGATTACGCAAACAATAAGTTAATCAACAAACTACAATCTGAGTCATTAACTAAATGTGCTGAAGAGGCATTAAAAAAATAAAGATTATGCCACCATTTAACATAGACGGAAATCCAACGGAGGAAACCGATTTAGTTTTCGACAGCACAGATTTATTTGAATGCCTTGACTACTTTAAACAAACTGATGAAATAGAACATTTAGAAACTGCAATTAGTTTAACTTATAAAAACAAAAGTGAGGCTAAAATACTAATTCAAGAGTTATTAGATGCTCATAGCCATACTCATAACGACTATTTAAAAAAGACATTAACTAAAATTAAAAACTTATTAAGATGAAAACACCAACT